CAATATAATTATAATGATTGTCGACATGATAATGGCATATTCATATTTAAATGTTCTAATTTAACAGACTTTAATTTTGATTATAATAACATGGATAATAACCAATTGAAAGAATACTAATTAATAACAAATTCATTACTAATATTATCTAAAATCTTTAAATCTAGTCATATAAATCATTTACCATTTTAATAATATGATTTTTATCAGAATCATCTAAATCTTTGTAAACATTATTGTAATGTCTATATAAAGATTCACATGGAAATTTAACATTATTTGATTCTAACGCACCTAGATGTCCTAACATTTTGTTTTTTTTCGCTCTTACAACCGAAGTACAAAAAGGACATGGTTTTTTAGTATCTACCTTTAGTTTTATTTTTACTGTAGGAATATTAGATTCTTCTTTAATTTGATTAATTTTATTAATTTTATTAACAATTATTGCTTGTCCTTTTCTTTTTTTTGGATCTACCGGTTCTATATTAATAAATTCAACTAAATCACCATTATTTAGTTTATTAAAATCATAGTTAATGTTTTGTTCATTAAAATAAATATTATCACCAATCCAACCATATCTATCAAATTTATTTATTTTACTAATAATACCATAGAGAAAATTATTTTTAATAAATGTTTCAAAATTTAAGGATTGACTATCTTTAATTTTATTTAATTCATATTGAATTATTTTATTTTTATTTACAACAGACCAATATTGTTTTTCATCGATTTTTTTATTCATAGTTTATTACACATATTTATAATAATAATAATCAATTTTAATATTATTTAAATCTAATTTATATACATAATATAATGAATATTCCAGTATTAAAATTATATTCATCTGATTATAGAATGGTAATACCAATGACCTATTCAGAAAAAGAAGTTGACAAAAAAATAAAAGAATATAATAATACTGGAATAATAGATATACCAATTAATAATAGTAATAATCATGTAATATATGCATCAAAAATAAAAATTAATAATTATTATGGTATAAATATTTATACAATACGATTACAAAAAATTATTAATAAATATAATATTAAAATCGGAATACATATTTATTTTATAGAAAAAGATGGAAAACCATCAAATAAATGCATATTAACTGGAAATAGATTGCCATATTTATTTTATTATAATGGCGAATATTTAATAAAAATTAAATAAATATAAATATGTAAATTATTTTATTATATATTATTATAATGCTTAGTCTAAGAAAACAAAGGCAGATTCTAAAAGAAGGCTCATTAAAAAAAAAAAAATATTATAATTATGGGAAAAATGGTAATAAATCATTAAAATTACAATCTGGTGGCGTATTTGATTGTGAAGGACTTACACAGGATGCTCTCAAAAAAAGAATACAGACCATCAAAGACATCAACGCATTGCCCGATCTGGATGACATAGGCAAAGGAAATATAAAAGATATACTCTCCACTGACATAAATAAAAAATTAGATAAATGTAATGAGAGAGAGAGGGACAGCGGAGTGTGTGAAAGCACTGATAAAACAAATGATGGCGAGGAAATTAAGACGGCGCTTAGTAAACTAGATGAAGATATTAACTTAAATAATTTATGCATCCCAGATCAAGCAAAGGCGGAAGAAGCAGAAGCAAATAGGAAGCGTGCGGAAGCAGCAGCAGCAGCAAAAGCAGCAGAAGAAAAGAAAAGAAAAGAAGAAGAAAGAAAAAAGGCAGAGGAAGCAGATGGCAAAAGAAAAGAAGAACTCGAACAACTAAAAGCAGCTATTAAAACCAAATTTGATGAATCTCAAGAAGCCTTTCGAAAAGCACTGAATAAGCCTTTATCTAGTGAAGGCGGCAGTAAGATCTGGGGTGTTAAAACAGAAACTAAAGCTGTAGAAGATTCAGGAGATAATGAGAGCATAGATAATTGGACGGCATTGGTCAAAAAAGCTGATGGAATCGCAAGTGACGGACAGACGGTCTACGATAATATTATTACATTCTTCGAAAAGCCTATAATTAAGGCAGTACGTGATGGTGAAGAAGACGCGAAAAAGTTCATGACAGAGGCTCAAACTGAGTTAAAAGGCTACACAGACACAATAGACGGAATAATAAAAGAGACAACTGACCTTGAAACGAAAAAAGAAGACATCATTAGCGTGGCGAAAAGTAGAACTACAGATCCATTAAAAGATAATAGTAAAGATTTTTTTAAATATATATATAATACATACTCCAAATTACCCAAGGAGGAGGGCAAGGATGTACCTGAAGACACATATATGAATGGGGCAGATGGATTTAGGGCAGTGTTAAATCATTTAAAAGGGGGGGAAGATGATAATAATATATTTTTGCAGATGTGTGAAAAAATGCCAAGCACTAAGACTGAAAAAGAGGAGGACTATTTTACTAGTCTGATCGGGGATGAAGGAGGAAATCCATTTGCAATAAATCTATTACCCGACCAGAAAGCGCTATTGGGAAAGGAGGGGCTTATTTCTGGAAACAATCCCGACGTTCACAAGCACCATGCTGCTGCTGAAGCCTTCAGAAATGCACGTGCTACTTTTATTAGTATGAAACTTGGTTCGGCAAGCGTAGTTATTGTTGTTAATAGTAAATACACATCGGACTACTTCTTCAATAAAGATAAGCATATGGATAAATGGGACGGGGACGGTACGGCGGAAAATCCAGGCAAAAAATATAAGAAAAATACAGAGGAATTGTTTTTATTAACAGGTCCTCAAAATAAAGAAAATTTCGGTAAACGTGTACCACATAATTATTGTTATATACCATTAAAAGCCATGTGTGGGGTACCTTCACCCGAAAATGGAATAAAACAGGCCTTGGAGGCTGAAGCAAAAGGGACGAAGGCTAACAATATTGAAATAGCAAATGTTTTAAATAGAGATGTTGGAAAAATAGGGAAAGATACTAACGGAGAATATAAACTAGAAGTTTTGGATGGTCATCCTGCCCTAATTGAAAAACACCCGGGCTTGGGCGTGAAGCCAGATGACCCTTTTGTTCTCGCTCATCCAAAAGAGCCCCACGTTATATTTAGTGGTCCATATAATCAAATATATTCTGATACAACTAATTTTGGGTTACGCAATGACGGTGTGGAAAAAACCCCTAAGTTAAATCTCGACCGACCAGTAAATATGAGAGTATCTATAGCTGATGTTGTAGAACATTCATTTGAAGACGCTATAGAAAAACTTAAAATGAAAAAAAGTGTTATTACATTTGGATTTGGTTTTTCTGGTTCTGGAAAAACATATCAATTAATTACAGGTCTGCCAAAGAAGAAGGAGGAAGAAGCAGACAAATCTATTTTACAACGTGTTGTTCGTTATTTAACTGATGACGACCAAGAAGGAAAAAATATTAAAAATATTTCATTTTCTATGTGCGAATTATATCCTTATGAAGAAAAAACTTTTGCTGAACCAGAAGACAATAATGATATAAGAAAAGGGAGAGTGGAGGGTAAAAAATATTTTGAAAATGATTTACCCGTCCATGATAAAGGCGGCGGCACCTTTGAGAATATTATTAATGTGGGCTCGGGGAAGGGAGACAAAATCACATTGGTAAAATTTTTTTCTGATGAATCCGAGGATCCAAACACTTTTAATGCAATTGATGCCCGTGTTAAACTCCATAGATATAATACAATGAGAATTTCACCAACACCAAATAATGCGGAATCTTCTAGAAGTCATTTATTTTATGAATTTGAATTTACATGGAAAGAGGATGGTGCGAAAAATAAATTTTGTGTTGTTGATATGGCTGGGACTGAAAATACCATTGAAATTAAAAAACAATTTTATAATTTAGATGATACAATAAGTATGAAGCCAAAAAGACCAGATATCATTATTGACCCTTACGCTAAAGATAATGGAACTGGGCGACTGACGCTGTCCCCCAAACTCCTTCAACCAACATCCCGGTTGGACCCGCAACCCCTCACCTGGACCGACTATTTAGCTACAATTTTTTGTAAGAACAATTTGGAACATGCCGATACCAAAAAGGTGACCGATAATTTATTTAAAAAAATACCACAGTGGCCCAGGGATCCTACCAAAAACCTTCAACCAATTCCATTTGTTTCTTTATTAGGTTTTGGAGCATATAATGAATTTGAACCCTTTATGACCAATTATAAGTTATCGACGGATGCCAAACCTGCTGCGAAGAAAAAAATTGGAGCATATGTTGGTGCAAAACTATTTTTAGATTTTAATATGTTATTAAATGGGTTTGAAACACTCGAAGACTGGGCCAACGATCCACAGTTAGACACGGTCGGGCAGGCGAAAGGCTCGAGCACCGTCAAGTTTCTTTCACTAAATAGTGATGATGGAAAAGAAGAGATTAAGAAAAAAATTGATAAATTTTTAAACAATATGGGTTTGGGGCCCGAATACATTGAAGCATCGACGGATGAGACGATAAAAAAAGGTGCTAAACTTTTAGAAGAAGACGCTGGAGCCTCAAGTTATTATACTTCGTTGAAAGAAAAAAAAAAAGGGGAAATGGATTTTACGGAAGCAGCAAAGAAAATGCAGGAAACGTGCTGGGAAACATATAAAAAATTTATTGGCCCCCCTCCGCCGTCGGCAGTCGGACCGGAACCAGAATTAAATGAAGTTCAAACTATATATGCTTTATTTAATCAGTTCAATGGATATAAGGATGGACGGGATGGGGATCAATCAAGCGACTCTTTCATGCAATTCATTAAGGATGACTTCGGCGAAGTGGGGAGCAACCCCTCGGCCAACCAGGTTAAAGTTAAAGATACAGATATACGATGTAAAAGTTGTGTATATGTATTCTATAGATACATAAATAAACAAATGGAGGATGTGTTCCCAACACTAAACACCATCACAAAATTCAAAGATGCAAATGGGGAAGAACTCGTAAAACGGCTATTTAATATGCAGTTTTTAATAAGATATACAAATTTTATAGTTAATCAGGGACGTGGAATTGTTACCTCTTTAGAACATATTAAATATTATTTCTTGTATAAATCACCTGGACAAGACCGTCTGAAACAATATAATGAGATGGGAAATAGTGGGAAGGAAGATGTGTATAAAACCGGATATAATAAGGGTCCAGGGACAAGCACTTCGAAAATGTCTAAATTAATTGATAATTCTGTAACATATAAGATTGAAAGTAGTGGTATGATTGAAACACGTGAAATGGGATTTATGAAACGTATTGGTTTAATTCAAAAAATGAATGAAATTGTTGGGGCAACCAAGGGAAAAATGCCCATGACTAAAGCAGAGGATCATTTGAGTAAGATAGATAAGGATGGTGGGGATATTGTTGATATTGGTGAGACGACAGATTGTTTGTTTATTATGCTTGCATGTATTTTACGATATGAAGGTAACATTTGTGAACAATCAAATAAATATTGTAATGCTACATTTAATACATTAAAATTATGTGAGGCTTTATCTTCTACAGAAAGATACCCGGTGAATCCATCTGATAATCTTATATTGGAAAAAACATTAGGAGAGCAGCTACATGGTGATAGCCTTGAAGTGGATGCAACACAAAAATCACCAGATAAGTGTAAATTAATAGATGGATATAATACTATTGGCTCATTAGTTACTAAGTTCGAGGGTGGAGGTAAAAGACGAAAAAGAACTATTCGAAGCAGAAAAAAGGGATTTTCTAATTTAAGAAAAAAAAAAAATTCTAAAAAAAAATAAATATTAAAACTAATTTGAATAAATAATATATGAATTCAATTGAAGAAAAATATGTATACAATACTTATTGTAAAATAGCAGAACATTTTAATAAAACACGACATTATGTATGGCCAAATATTAAAAAATATATTGATAATATTGAAAAAGGTAGTTTTATTGCTGATATAGGATGTGGTAATGGTAAAAATATGTATAGAAATGATTGCTATACTGTTGGGGTAGATTTTTGTGATAAATTTGTCGAAATATGTAAACAAAAACAACAAAATGTAATTGTTGGTAATTGTTTAGATATTCCACTAGAATCAAATTATTTTGATTATACTTTATGTATTGCTGTATTACATCATTTATCTAATTATAAACGTAGAATGAAATGTATTGACGAATTAATTCGTATTACTAAAAAGAATGGTAAAATATTAATACAAGTATGGGATTACGAAGGAAATACTCATCGTTCAAAAACAAAAAATGCCATGATTAAATGGAATTTACAGAAAAATAAAAAAAATATACATATTGATAGATTTTATCATTTGTTTTCTAAAAATGAATTAATTGAAATGCATGAATCTAAAAATGTTAAAATATTAGATTATTATAATTCACATAATAATTGGGTAATTGAATTACAGAAGATTGATTAATCATTTTTCAAGATTTGTTCCAAAATATGTGGTTCAATTTCAAACCAAGGATTACTAACATATTTTGATTGCTTGATTTTATTATCTTTATTTTCTACAATATCATTTAGCATAAATGATAGTTTTACATTATTTAAATAATTCGTAATATTATTATCTTTATAAATAGAATTATAATTCTTATCTGTTGGCAACAGAAGGCTATCATTTTTAATATGTTCACAAATTTTTCCATGAAATTGCATAATAGTAATAATGCTATGTTTTTGTTTTAATCCATCAATATGGCTAATATCACTACTATTAAAATAATCCAAAATATGTTGTTTATTTTCATGATTAGACATTGTATTGTTAATCGCGACAATATAGAATTCAACAAATGAATCCGTTGATGTAATCATGCTAAAATAGTTATCTTTTAGCATCTGAAATATTTGAACATTGTCACTATTACTTTCTACAAAAGGAGCTGCCGAAATTGTAAAATGTGAATTTGCTGGACCTCCACCATGTCTATCACATACAGATTCATTGTTAACGATATAGTACTGATATGACATCATGATTACCTATTATTTTTTTAATAATAATAATTCAATTTTATTTTGTTTTAACTCTAAATTAGATAATTGTATTATAGTTTTATTTATAAAAAATAATATTAGGAATACAAACAAAATATTAAGTAATTTATTTAAACTTATAGGAGAGTAACTAGATATATTATATTCTGATTCATTTTCATATAAATACAGCATGACTAAACTTTGTAATGGTGCTTTTATTAACCCTTTTCCAATAATAGTAGGCGTTAAAAATTCATAAATGCTTAAATCATAATAACCACATATTAATCCACACATATCAAATGTTATATTCGGCCATGATGCTAGCATTAAAATAATAAAAAATACAACTTTATTATTATTAAAATCTATTTTATTAATGATTACATTATATAATCTAGTATGAAATCTATTATATAATGATTTTAACCATTTATTTTCAATAAATACACACTTAGTTTTATCACAATTTTTTGATACTAAATATGGTGGTAATTCACCTAATCCACTACCAATACCCCATAATACAATTTGTGGTGAACATGTCACTAATGTTTGCACGTAACTTTTATATTCTAATTCTATATACGTATTTATAATGTATGGAAATAGAAAAAATAGTCCCGTGTGAAATCCAAATCCAAATCCAATAGTAGATAATATTCCTAATCCTACCCAATAAAGATAACCTAATATTATTGAATTCATATAATACATTTCATAACTTATCAAACTAAACAATACATAAGTAGTAAAAATAGTAGTATAAAGTTTGATATCATTATAAATATAAGTATTAAATTGTCTATTAATATAGCTTAAAGACAACTGGATTTGAACAATTTTATTATCCATTAAAAGATTGTTAGATAATAAATACTTATTTTTTACATAATTTATTGTATGGATCTATGAACCGTATACATAAATTAGGACTTTCTTTTCCAAATACTTCTTTATTAGTTTGTAAGCAATCTTTAATTAATTTACTATATAATTCACAATAATATGTAGTTTGTTCATCACTCATTAATACTTATTTCTTTTAATATTTTTAAAATTCATTTTTAAATATATTAAAGATTTTAAACATAAAGTATATAATGATATATTTACTTTTACTATTATTTGTATCTTATGTTAATAGTACTGATATAGTATTTCTAATAGATTCATCAACATCACTTTTTAACGACTACAATAATTGCAGCCATCAAGGTTTAATTCGTAATTTTACGAGCGAATTCGTAAATGAACTAAAAGATTGTGATATTAATTATTCATCTTTTCAATATAATATTAGAGGCTATAAAGATTATTCATTTTCAAATAATAATAGTTATGTATACAATAAAATGAAAAACTACAATTTTAAATATGGAGCACCAACAGTAATAAGTTATGGATTAGATAAAATTAATACACTTTATAATGTAGAAAATAGTAGTAATCCTATTTTTTTAATATTATTAACAGAAGGAGATACATTAAATAACGAAGATTTTCACAATTCTTTAGAACAATATCCATTTAATTCTAATACACTAAATAATGTATTAATTAAAATAGGAACACAGACACCAGATAACAGTTTTGTATTAGATGAATATTTAAATTACACCACATTATCTTGTAAAAATAATCCACTATATTCAATTATTAACAATCATAATTTTTGTGGTATAGCTAC